GGTATATCGACACTATATATATGCAGAAAACCCTTTTTTGGGGGTGTCGGATTATTGACGCTTAAAATGCACAAAAGTGTTGACAAAACCTAAAATGCTCACTGAGCGCTCTCAGCGACTAACCGTGTATGTTTCCTAGCAAAAATACCTAAAACCTCTCAGTGGGGCTTAAAACGCCATTAAACGGCATGAACAAAACAAGAACATTGCCTGTTTAACTAAAAATAGGTTAACAGGAACGAAACAGGAACAAAGTGCTGGGTGGTGGTGGCGTGTCTGGGCTGTTATATTTGTACTGGTAGTACAATTTCAAAAGCCCGACCAAGCGGTAGCGCATACTGGCGGCACTTCATAGGGACAGAGACATGGGTAAAGACAAAGACAATCACCCACACCTGACAATAGTGTCAGATGAAGGGGACAAGTTAACGGCTAAACAGGAACACTTCTGCCAACTGGTAGCACAGGGTCAGACACTGACTGACGCCTATAAAACGGCATACAACGTCAAAGAAGGCACAAAGCCTTCTACAGTATGGGTTAACGCCTCAAACCTAGCGACAAAGAACACTAAGGTCACAAGTAGGATAAAGGCCATTACTGACGAAATCACCGCACGAAAGCGGACAGACGAAGACAAGCTGAAAATCTGGGTGACCGACAGGCTCAAAGAAGAGGCAATGAGTGGCAGTGATACGTCACGGGTCAGCGCATTGGTAGCGTTAGGCAAATCAATTTCGATGTTCAGCGACCGTATCGAGACAGACACGCCAAGTGACAGGACTGCTTCCGACATTGAGGCTGACCTGCAACGGCGTTTGGCGGTGTTGATGGGTGAGTGACTGCCCCCTGTTGAATTTGTACGAGGGTGCGACCCCACCCTACCCCCACACCCGTGATAGATGCCTGTGCTAGGCTCGTTATATACATGATGTTCCACACAACCGATTACACTATGAATTACAAACCCTGCAAAGGGGAGTGCTACTATAGAGGCCCAAGGAAGCCCGAAGAGAGCCTTTGTCTTAAATGTGGTATGACGGAGCGTGAGAAGCAGGAATGGCGCTCTATGAGCCTTGAAGGGCGTCTAGCGCTGTCGTTTGAGGTCAATGATAGGATGAACTATGCGTGGATGATGTGGGAAGTGATGGAGCAACCCACGAAACACTGACCCCCCACCCCCTTAATTTGTACTAGGATACAATTTATCTGAAACTAGCGGGGCGTTTTTCAGGATAAGTTACCTAGGATTCCTAACCTCGTACAAATTTTACTACTTTTTTTCATAAAAGTATTCTTCTGTATCCCCTAGCCTGTACTTATTGCCGGATTCTACCTGATAATATTCGGTAGATACCTTGAAATCGGGCATTGATGGGTTCTCTGGTGTCAGGGAGTTGTCATATACCCGCATTCTGTTGTTGGGGTACAGTGCATATTGCCCATTCTCTAGCTCTATCAGGTTAAATGACTTGTGTTCTTCTGGAATTTCGGACGTTGAGTAGTCTATTTCGTCCGCGTGGATGTGATAATTGTCCAGTGTACAGACATATGTGCCGTAAAAGTTGCCCTCATCCCGCGTTCGGACCTCAAAATCCATGGAGCCGATAAATTGCTTGTAAATTGACGTGACACCGTAGTCCATACAGTTCCAAAATTGCAGATTGGGCAGGGACAGGTCCGGTTCTGGTGTTTTAGGCTCTGATACAAAGGCGCTAATCGGTAGTTTGTCGTATAGAGCGCCGTAATGGGGTAGGTAAGTCTCAAAGTAAAAGGCTCTGCCGGGAATGGACTTCGCTGTTACCCAATGCCCCTCAACAAATTCACCGTGGCCTTCTTGGTGGTCCATAAGGTATTCCTTACGAACATAAACTTTCATGCTAGGTAGGTTTGTTATTAGTGCCGACATTCGTAAATTCCATATCGTCTGGGTGTACACAGCTTGTTAGTTTGAAAATCATAGGCCATTGTTTGTACAGAAATATCGAAATCGAATCGTGTATCATTTCTTCGATTCTAGCTTGGCACTTCTCTTCTGTATCATATGGTCCACGTTCATCCGTTATAATTATGCAGTTGTTTGGGTTGGCTATGTGACAAGCCACAATGATAGCTTTAAACATTCAACACGTCTCCTTATCGGTACAGGAAACAGGATAGCATTGAACGATTACTTTGAAATACTTGTTTCCGTTATCTTTGCCCTTCATCTCCTCATAAGAAGAAAACTCACATTGCTCCTGATGGTACTCTTCTTTCAGCACATCTTGCCTACCTAAGACCCACTCTTCGCCTGTGTAAGTCCACATACCTAGCACAAGGGCAAATTCTTTCATCAGAAAGGTATCCCATGCTTTTTAATTTTGTTCAGGTCTTTCAGATGCTCAAGCCCGTGATTGGCACATAAAGTTTTGCCGTAAGTTTTAATGAGCGCTGGCTTATCACACTTATCGCAGGCTTCCTGCGTTTGCGATGCACTCTTCAAGGTCGATTTGCTCTGAGTCGTCATTGGCCTCTCCCTCTTTCTTTTCAGAAAGGTGTTGCGGCTCTGACTTTTCCGATTCGTGATGACTATATACTGTAGGTTTTTTTTCTACAATTAAAGCCAAAGCCGCTCTCCCCTACCATGCTTCCAGAGTTGTCTGGTCCGGTAAAACGCCTAGCCACCTCTAAATGCCCGAAGGCGGGATGGGGCTGGTTCCCATCCGAATAGGATGGACTAGGCTAATGTACTATAGTACATATGTACTATATAGTACATAGTAGTATTATATATTATATACATCTCTAGTTAAAGTACATAATGTACTATATACTAAAATTTGAAGCGCAACGTCTCCCGGCGCTTCCGGTGGGGTAGAGCATCCTCCCTTTGCTCCCCCACCGTCATTTTTTAGGGAGAGGGAGTTTTTAATGAGAGAAGACATAATTCGTGCCTTGATTGCTCAAGCTCATGGTAACATTCAACTGCACAAAACAAACATAAAAGTCTATCTATCTAATCCAGCGGGAATAGGAGAGCATTCCGATATTCTTGAGGCTATTCAGGGTGAACTTGATAAAATATCAATCCACAGAGACAGAATAGAGATACTGGAAGAGATTGACGATGACCAATATAATACAGTTTCCCGGTAATCCATCTATACATGAAGAGCCTGATTTAGACCCAAAAGAAATGCTGGGTGTTCTTCGAGAAGAGGTAACCATGACTGAGGCTATGGTTATTGGCTGGACAGACGAGGGGAATCTGTTTATGGCTACATCTCATGGTAAAGCGCCCGATATGGTCTTTTTGTTAGAGCTTGCCAAATCAGTTTTACTAAACAGATGCGTGTCTGATGAATAACACTGCGTTAGTTATGAGCAAGATATCTCAGTTGCCTGTAGAACAAAGGCAAGAGATTATTGGTCTACTAGAAGAATTAGAAGAAGCAAAGGCTAAAGAGTCGTCCAGAACGGACTTCATAACCTTTGTCAAAAGAATGTGGCCTTCATTTATTGCTGGGCGTCATCACAGCATCATGTCGGATGCGTTTGAGCGTGTGGCAAACGGAGAGCTAAAGCGGTTAATTATCAATATGCCGCCACGACACACCAAGTCGGAGTTCGCGTCATACCTGTTTCCTGCATGGTTTCTTGGCAGATACCCAGAGAAAAAAATTATTCAGACGGCACACACTGCGGAGCTTGCTGTAGGCTTTGGGCGTAAGGTCAGAAACCTAATCAACCAAGAGGACTTTCAGGAAGTGTTTCCCGGAATATCCCTTTCCGCAGACTCAAAGGCCGCTGGTCGTTGGAATACAAATAAAAAAGGAGACTACTTTGCGATTGGTGTCGGCGGTGCAGTTACTGGTAAAGGTGCTGACGTTCTCATTATTGACGACCCACACTCGGAACAGGAGGCGGCACTGGGGGCTTACAACCCAGAAGTCTACGACAAAGTTTACGAGTGGTACACATCAGGACCAAGACAGAGACTACAGCCGGGAGGGGCGATAATAATCGTTATGACCCGCTGGTCAGTGCGTGACTTGACGGGGCAGATAATTAAATCAGCCACACAAAGAGAGGGTGCGGATGAGTGGGAGGTAATTGAACTTCCGGCAATCCTTCCGTCAGAGGAGCCATTGTGGCCTGAGTTTTGGCCTTTAGACCAACTACAGGCACTAAAAGCAGAACTGCCTGTATCGAAGTGGTCTGCACAGTATCAGCAAGACCCCACGGCAGAAGAAGGGGCGTTGATTAAGCGAGAATGGTGGCAAGAATGGGAATATGAGAACCCGCCACCGTGCGAAGCAATTATACAAAGTTGGGACACAGCGTTTTTGAAAACGCAACGAGCGGACTACTCTGCCTGTACAACATGGGGTGTGTTTCATCATCCCAACGAAGATGGCGAAACAGTACCTAATCTAATTTTGCTAGACGCCTATAAAGAGAAACTGGAGTTTCCAGAATTAAAACGTGCCGCGTATGATAAATACTGGGAATATGAACCCGACCAAATGGTTGTGGAGAAAAAGGCCTCTGGTGCGCCTTTGATTTTTGAGCTTAGGGCCATGGGTATTCCTGTCACAGAGTTTACACCATCCCGTGGACAGGATAAGATAGCGAGGGTTAATGCTGTCAGCGACCTTTTTGCTTCCGGTGTAATATGGTGTCCAGCCACAAGATGGGCTGAGGAAGTCATTGAGGAGTGCGCGGCATTTCCTGCGGGAGAGAATGATGACTTGGTTGACTCAACAACACAAGCATTACTGAGATTCCGTCAGGGTGGTTGGATTAGAAGCTCTATGGATGATTGGGATGACGAACAAACATACAGACGACCAGTTGAATATTACTAAAAAATTTACATTGCGTTATGTCTCCCATAACGAAGTGAAAAAGTACCAAGAAGAGGGCTGGAGGGTAGTCTCTGACTTTGCAGGCTCCCATCACGCTAGGTATTCTGTTATCATGCAAAAGGACGACTAACTCAGGAATTTATCATGGCTGTAGAAAAACAAATGTCTCCTGCCGAATTAGAGATGGCAGGCACAGGTGAGGTTGAAGTTGAGGTTGTAAATCCAGACGCTGTTGGCATCTCCGTTGAGGGTGAGTCAATGGTTATCGACTTCACTGGCGAAATGGCTGAAGAGATTATGGGGCCGGAGCATGACGGCAATCTCGCTGAATTTATTGAGGATGCTGAATTACAAGCATTAGCGTCTGAAATCGTTGATGATTTTGTGGCGGATAGACAGTCTCGCAAAGAGTGGGCAAGGTCTTACGTCAAAGGATTAGACCTTCTTGGCATGAAAATAGAGGAGCGCACACAGCCTTGGGCTGGTGCGGCTGGTGTGTTTCACCCTGTCCTGACTGAAGCAGTCGTCCGCTTTCAGGCTCAGGCCATGGGTGAGATATTCCCTGCGTCTGGCCCTGTAAGAACGAAGGTCGTTGGTAAGCGCGACCCAGAAAAAATGGAGCAGGCCACTCGCGTTGAAAACGAAATGAATTATCTTCTGACTGAGGAGATGAGTGAGTATCGTGATGAAACAGAACAAATGCTGTTTCGCTTGCCTTTAGCAGGCTCTGCTTTCAAAAAGGTTTACTACGACCCAATCAATGAGCGCCCTGCGGCAATGTTTGTCCCTGCGGAAGACTTTGTTGTTTCTTATGGCGCGGCTGATTTAGCCACCGCACCTCGTTACACTCATGTTATGAAGAAGACGCCAAATGAGATTATCGAGCTTCAGGTTAATGGCTTTTACCTTGATGTTGAGTTACCTGACCCAGAGCCAGACTATTCAGACATCCAAGAAAAGTATGATGAGATTGATGGCGAAACCGCCGTTTTGGAGGACGATGACAGACACACCATCCTTGAGGTTCACGCTGACCTAAATCTACCAGAGCCTTTCGATGACCCAGATGGCATAGCTCGTCCGTATGTTGTAACTGTTGATAAATCCAGTTTGACAATTTTGTCTATAAGGAGGAACTGGTATGAAGAAGATATTAAAAAGCGTAAAAGAGCGCACTTTGTTCACTACCGATACTTACCGGGGCTTGGGTTCTACGGAACAGGTCTTATTCATCTTATTGGTGGTCTTGCTAAAAGTGCCACAAGTATTCTGCGCCAACTTATTGATGCGGGTACACTCTCTAATCTCCCCGCTGGTCTTAAAGCTCGCGGACTGCGTATTAAAGGTGACGATTCGCCTCTCATGCCGGGTGAGTTCCGTGACGTGGACGTGCCGGGGGGTGCAATTAGGGACTCGATTGCATTCCTTCCTTACAAGGAACCATCATCGGTATTATACCAACTGCTCGGAAATATCGTGGAAGAGGGGAGAAGGATTGGCTCCGTTGCTGA